TGTCATTTTGCATCTGGCCGTAAATGCCGCCACCGGGGACTTGCGTGGCCGCCGCCGGGTTTGCCGGAATAGGTGGCGCGAACCCTCTGTTGCCGATGCCGCCGGGAGGTGGCGCGATATTGGGGTTGCCGACCGACCCGGAAGGCGCCGCATACGGTGTCGGCGTCGAGCCCGCGCCGACCACGCCGCCCGGCGGCGGGTTCTGCACTGCCATAAGAGCCTGCACGATCTGATCGCGAGGCGGCGCACCGCCGCCGTAGCCGTATGCGTCACTCATTATGCGGCCTTTCTGCTCTGGTCTGCGAGACGCGCCTCGCGGCGCATGAACTTGTTGGCGCCCCACGCCTCAAAGGTCAGCGTCGCAATGACGCCGTCGCGATCGCGGCCGTACATACGCGGCACCTCGATCTGCGCAAAGCCGAATGCCGCGAGCATGCGACGCTGCCGCTTGTCGTCCGCCGGCACGCGCTGCACCACCATCTGGCAGCCGAGCTCGATGAACGGATAGCCGTACATCCGCGCCAGCGTCTCGCGCGTCATCCAATACTGCCGCGGCAACGCCGCGGCGCTGATCTCGATAATCTGCGCCTCGGGCTCCCAGTTGTGCCAGACGATGCCGGCGATCAGATGCCCGACCTCGTCTATCACTCCCATCGCCCGCGCAGTCGCGTCAAACGTGCGGCCGTGAAACGTCGGGATCATCTGCGCGACGAAGTCGGCGACGATCCTGTCGTGGCCGTAGACGTAGGAGAGCCTCATACGTTCACCCCTGCGGGCTCGAACACGGCGTCGATCGAGATCAGCTCGATGCTCGGCTTGAGCTGCTGCGCGATAAGAACCTGCACCACCGGAGCATGCGAATAACCGGTAGTGCCGATCGACACCCACCCGGTGTTGCGCGCCGGCAGCACGGAAGCGTCGCCCTGATCCCACAGCGCCTGATCCCACAGCCCCAGATCCCATTGCCCCTGCGCCACAACGTCCGTGCCGGCTGAACCGGTCGGCGGCACCACGATGTTGAAGTCGGTGCAGCCGGCGAGCTGCAATTGGAACGTCGCCGTTGGGCGTGCTCGAAACGTCGCTCGCGCCTGCCGCCACACGCTCTGCGACACCTGCTGCTGCAGCATGTTCCAGTTGCCGACCAGCGTGGCCACATAGCAATGTCCGTCGTCGGTGCCACCCTGATCGGCCTGCATGATCAGGCCGTCTTGGGTCCCGAAAAACATGTCGCCGCGCAGCCGCGAAAAACACATGGCGTCGTAGCCGACGAACCGGCACCAGGCGCCGGTGGCGTTGTTGGCGACGTAGCAGTAGCGGTTGCCGGGAGGGCCTCCGGGAGTGGTGACAAATATGCCGCCGTATTCGTCCCACTTCTTCATCGTCCATGGCTTGGTATTCTTGGCCGCCACCTCGTCGCGCCAGTTTTTCTTGATGGCGACCGTGATAGCGGCGAGCTCCAGTTGCGCCGAGTCCTTGGTGATGGCGGCGCTGATCGGCACAATGCCGTCGACCGTCGCAATGAGTAGATCTCCGCCGAGGCTCAGGTGGGCGTTCATGCCCATCGGCTGCGACACCTGGTAGCGTCCCTGCTGCGACCAGTTGTTGGGGTCGGAGGGATCACTGCCGGTAAAGATCATCAGCTCGCCGAGATCGGTGGCAAACACGCACTTGTCGTCGATGCCGTCGCCAGCGTCCAACGACCAGGTGGCGCCGAACAGCAACTTGCCGCCCTTGGTGGCCGAACCCGACAGCGGGATGAGCTGCAGCGCGCCCTGGATGGCGTTCGTTCCCAGAAACCAGGCATTCATCGAGTTGCCTTCGATGAAGAACCACCGGTTCCGGTATTTCCACACGTAGGTCAGGTTCTTGCCGATCGCGACCGTGGAACCAGCGGGCCCGGTGATCTGGCTGCCGTTGAGCGTCGTCCAAGTCGTGCCATCGAAGCGCAGCGGAAAGTCGCCGGCATCGTTGACGACCATCATGTAGTCGCCACCCTGGTTGGCGAGCTGCGAATTGCAATAGTTGCCCGACAATTGCCCGCTCTTGATCAGCGTCGGCGTTCCTGATGCCGTGATGTCGAACAGCTTGGTGGCGTTGGCGGCGTACATATAGCGTTTGGACGCGCTGGCGTATTCAAACGACGACACCACCGGCAGGCGCGAGGGGTCCGGCACCGGCGGGACCGGCGTGTCGAGCGCATGCAGGTCGTTCCAGCGCACGCTGCCGCCGCGCACCTTCACGCCGCGCATGGTCGACACCCAGTTGTCCTGCATGACGGCGCCGCCGGGCTGCATGTAGGCTTCGTTCTCGTTAGTGATGATGCCGCGTGTCGGCGCCGGGATGCTCAGTGCCCGCAGGATCTGTGCGGACTGCTGCGGTACTGGTTGACGGCGGAATGCGGAATAGCTCATGGCGTCGGTATTGGATAGGGAAACGCCACGTTGGCGGCGATGCCCGATATGGTTTGTCGACCGATGATGATCGGCGACGGCTTGTCGCTGCCCATCTCGATCATGATGGCGTCGTCATAGGTGCTCAGGTCCTCGGCGTAGGGCGAGCCCTTGTTCGCCTTCCACTGCCAGATCATGCCGAGCTTCAGAAGACGGCTGCCAAGCCGGAACTTGTCGCCGTCAGCCATGAAGTTATCGCTGGTGCCGCCGCTCGCGAGAGTGATCGCGTTCTTGTCGAGATAAACGAACGTCGCCGTCTCGCCGGGGATGAGCGCCGGAACTATATGCATCTGGCCGCCGTACATCGTCCATTCGCCGCGTGGATCGATGAAGTTGCGCATGCGGCGGTTGATCCACTCGTCGGTGTCGGGAATGAACCGCACCGGCATCAGCGGCAGACCCGAGCGCCAGACATTGGCGGTCATCAGCATGCGCTTGTAGTTGTTGGGAAGATCGAACGCCTCGGTGACGCCGTCGCCAGTGAACGTGTTCACCAGCTTGAGCTTGGTCCACTCGCGGCTGTCGTAGGCGATGCGCTGCGCCATCTCGTTTGCAAGCGCCAGCATCTCGACTGCCGTCCGCTTGGCGGGAATGTTCGAGAACACACTGGTCGGAATCTCGACCCCGACCACCGCGCAAACATCCTGCACCACGGAAAGTAGGCTCATTTCAGGCTACCCTCGCGTCCCCGACTAGTCGGTCCGGCCGCGCTTCCATCGCCATGCGCAGCAGCGTGCGGCGGTTGCAGTTGCCCTGCGGCGCGATGCCGGTCTGGGTGGCGATGTAGTCGCGGAGCTGTTCGATCGTCATGCCGGAAAATTCGTTGTCCTCGGCGGGAGGCATTGCCGCCTTCAACAGCTTGTTGTCCTCCTCGAGCATCGCCATGCGCGCCTGCGCGGCGTCGAGCTTCGCCATCAATTGCATGTCGGGCGCAACGCGCTTGCCCTCGTCGATGTAGGCCTGCGCCTGGTTCTTGAGATCGCGGCCGGAGTAACCCAGGTTCTTGAGCTCCTGGCCGTCGATCAGCGCCAGCGCCTCGACCGTGTAGATGTTGAGTGCGCGCAACTCGGCTCTCCGCCCCTCGGTCAGGAACGGAACCTCGGCGAGCGGCGTGCCTGACTTGGTCTGCTGCGTTTGCGCCTTGAATTGCCGATACTGATGCGAAAACCGCTCCGCGTAGGTGACCAGCGTCTGCTCGCCGGTCAGCGGATCGTCGCGCCAGTGCGACATGGAGGTGGCGCGCTGCACCGTGTAGTCGCGCTTGCCGGGAAACCTGATCTCGACCACTTCGACGTCGTCGAAGATCGGCCTGCCGGCCTCGAGGGACTTGGCGTCGTTCTTGATGGCGAGATGTTTGAACGTCGCCACCAATGCTGCGTCTGGATCGTGGGCCATTACTCAAGTCCTTGTTGCTGGAGAGCGCCGCCACCACCGGGTAGGAAATGGCGGCCTCCCTTCCTGCCGGCCTCCTGACAAGTGCCGGCGAAACCGGTTTGTCGTTCAGCAGGCTCGAAACCGCCGCCCATTCGCCAGAGCAGGCGGCGGTCCCGTTGTCGACGGCCAAGAGGGCCTAGGCCGCCGGGTTGGAGTCGAATAACGTCCAATTAAACAATGGATTCGTCATCGTGAGTTCTCCCATCCACCCGATGTACTGAGCGATGGCATCCTTATCGATGGGCATCTGGCCGTCGCCGCTGAACACCTTGTCGAAGTTTCGGTTGGGGTGGTAGCGCAGCCGCAGGCTGTCGGTATTGAGGCCGTAGGTCGTGTTGGCCGGAATGTTGGAGCCGATGCCACCGTCGAGCACGATCTCGGCGCGCTTGCCGCCGCCGATGTATTCCAGCGCCGTGAATCCGAGGCGGCCCAGCGCGGTGTCGTTGGTCTGGCGCTGGATGGCTACTGTCGCCGCGTCGTAGGCGGCATAGTGCTCCGGCGACATGATCAGCAGGTCGGCATATTGCTTGCCGCGCGACTGCTTGGTCATCACCTGGTTGAGCAGCGGGCGGATGGTGGTGGCGTTGACCTGAGTGCCGATGGTCGGGAAGATCGAGTTGGCATCGTAGCTGGTGGTGCGCCAGATGGTGGCCGAGCCGCGGTCGATGCCGCCGTAGATGCCGGTATTTACGACCGTCGGAACCGCGGTCTTGAGCCCGGTAATCTGCTTGCCGCCGTTGGCGGTGCCGTCGCTGTAGAGGCCGACGTCCATGGCGTCCTCGAGCGCGTTTTCGCCCGCCGCCATGTACGAGTCCATCACGTCCATGAGCTGCGCTTCGCCCTCGTTGTTGAGGATCTCCTGCATGCTCAGAATGATGGGAACCACGACCATCTTCGGATCGAAGTAGGCGTCGTTGAACAGATCGAGCGCCGGGTTCAGCAACTGATCGTAGCCGGAATACCACTGCGCGGTCTGCTTGGCGATCTGCAGCGTCTGTCTGATCTTGGGGCCAGAATAGGTCTGCCAGAGGCCCTTGCGCTTGAGCGTCGACAAGAGCGCGTTGTTGGCGGAAACGAGGTCTTGGTAGCTCGATGAGCGGTCTTCGATCGCCATCGACAGAATTTGCTGGTAGGCAACCAGCGGTGCGATATTGGGCATGATGGCTCCATCGGGTTCAGACGGCGCCGTTCACCCGCTTGATTGCGTTGGCGATGGCGTCGCGGCGTCCAATTGGTGTGTCGTTTCGCGGGCGCTGTCCGTCTGAGGGACCGGAAGATGGTGCGCCGTGGATCGACTTGGATCGGGTCTGAGCCGATGGGGTGCGGGTCTGAGCCGCCTGGGTTGGCCGCAGCAAGGTGGCCCGGTTGTATGCGGTCGGTAGGTCGTGCCCGAGGCTGATCTCGTA